CTCATTACACTCACGGTTTGAATTACCATAAATATAAACAGTGTCTGCTTCAGAAAGACTAAACGACCACTCAGACTCCTCAGTAACCGTATACGTAGATGCCCTCGCCACACTCGGAAACAGAGAGAGTATGGCAAGGGCAACTACAACAGCCGCAGGTAAAAACCTTGTTTTAGAAGGCTTAAAAAACTTCATTATATATCTAGACTATCATCTAGACATTTATTTTTATAGTTTACTTTTTAGGTGGAAGAATCTTTACAACCCAACTTCTACTACCGTCAGGATTAACTCTCCAAAAACCTTCAGTCTTCGCCATCTTTCTTCATACCCTTAGCACCAAAGTAGCCACCGATAATACCGATAACGCCACCAAGAGCAGTCTGAACAAGCGTCATAACGTCAGAAGAAACATCAACCGGCTCACCTGTTTCAAATGTTTCAAACGATGCAACAACATAATCACCGATAATAGCCAGCATGATGCAACCCATCACACCAGCAGCCAGAACATACATAATTTTTTCTCTCATCCGAACATAACTTTCCAAGTACGAGCACCAACAAGACCATCAGCCCTGAGGCTATTAGCCGACTGCCAGTCACGAACCTTCTGGCGAGTAGCGGGACCAAAATCACCGTCAACCTTCGCACCAATCTTCGCCTGAATCAACTTCACAGCTTCTCTATTAGCAGACTTAAACTTAATTACCTCACCCGGATAAGGATGGCTCTGAGAGGCTTCTGGAGCCTTCTGAGGGGCTTCTGCTGGAGCAGGTGCTGGAGCATCTGCCTTACAGTCACAATTCTTAGCGTGCTGATCAGAACCCGGACCCCAAATACCATCAACATGAAGGTCATGATCTGCCTGCCACGCCTTAACAGCAGCCTCAGTCTTACGACCAAAATCTCCGTCTACAGGTTGAGCACCGACAATGCGCTGAACCTCTTTCACACCATCACCCTTAGAACCAACTTGGAACCAAGGAGTCTTTCCAACAGGAGCAGCCTGAGTCTTAACAGCAGGCTTAACAGAAGGAACACCTTTACCGAGAAGTTCACCAATTACACGCTCATAGTAGGAGGCATCATCAGCATACTTATCTGAAATCTCAATATGTACCCAATCACCGCCCGGAGTCCCCGAGAAGGCTTTCTTGTCATACACTGACCAAGCATTACGATCACACTTCCAACCTCTGCCCCAGGGCTTTGGATAATAATCAAACACCGCCTCAATTTCAAGAACATCGGCATTATCCACCAAGAACTCCATCATACGACAAGCATCCTGATAATTGCCAGTTCCACGATACGGCTTACCTCTCCAAGAAAGATCTCCGGCTCTACCGGTAGCATGAACCGAAAGGCTTGACTTTCCACGCTTCTTTCTAACACCAAAAGTGCCATTGTTCCAAAGACCAAAATGGTCTTCCAAAAGATCAACAAGTTTTTCAAATCCGGCACGCTTACCAGAAGCGGTCTTATCATATCCGGTATAAGATCTATTCATTTTATTCCTCCTAAACATGTAATGCCATTATAGCATAGTAAAAATATTAAATATTACGACGTAAAAGATCTCATAACGGTGGCACAGGGAAATCTACGTTAGGCCAGTTCGGATCAGAAGGCAAATCACGTAATGCTTGTCGATAGGCTGACCACGACGCTGTATCCCAAGGTGCATCAGCGACCACACGATAATCAGACCACGCTAGCAAATCATTACGCCTAATACGCTGTATCCCCTCAAAAGAGTCCGTCTTGCGCTCACCCACCTGCCGCTGAATCCATTCATACCATTCACCAAAAGTCATGAGACGAATAACACCATCAACTTCTAAAGTAACTGACCCCACAGGGTACGCTCTCTCCAAATCTTCTCTTGTCCATGTAAACATGTATTACCCTCCTATATTATCCAAAAAGTTTATATAAAGTGATTGTGCCGCCAGTGTAATTGATGTCATAATAATTGTAACCATTATTAAAGATAGCCAACCTTACGGCGGCTGGGTTATCTCCGGTAGTAAGTAAAACAAAAACACCGGCGAAATTAAAACCCGGATTTCCAGAAGAATTTGCAAAAATTGCATTACTAACATTCATAAGGTTGGCCGTTGAAGCGGTCGCTGTATATGAGTCTTGTGATGTTATTGTTGATCGAGTAACATGAATAGCATAAAGAGAATTAATCCCTAGCCGCAATCTATTAATTCCGTTACTATCTGTATCAATTAGTGCGATACCATCCGGGTCACTTGTTTCAGTAAGAGTCGGATATTCTACGTATTCATTATACGTTACTGTTCCTCCTGAATAACTATATGTTGCAACAGGAAACATTGCTCTACGACCCAATGAGTAATCAGCAATATGTTCCGTATCAACAGCATCATCAGCAATCTTTGCGTTTGTTACAGCGTCTGCCGCTAATTCCGTAGTTCCAACAGAACCTGCCTGCACACCGACCTGTATCCATTCCAACCCATCTGCTTGAGCAGAATTAGCACTCAACACATAGCCGTCAGTGCCAACAGTTTTAACAACAGGATTAGTTCCATTATGAACAACAAGATCACCCTTAGCCGATTGCAAATTTACATAACTGTTTACTTCATCAATTGTTGTAGCATCTAAAACATGATCAACAAAAGCTCCACTACTATGAGAAACCGCAGTTGTACCATCGTAACCCCTTTGACTCACAGTTAAAGTGTTTGAAGACCTTGAAGTGACAAGAACTTTCTCTTCGAGACTAGTTCCTCTATCAAGTACAATAACAAAAGGGGCTACAGAACCAGTCGGAAAGGTGCTACCATCAGTGAGAGAAATAGACGTATCAGCACTAGACAACGCACCAGTCGTTGTCGTTTCAACCACATTGCCTAAAAATTCTCTTCTAGCCATAAGTGCTCCAATCAGTCAATACTGATATCCAAGTCACCCGTAGCAATACGCAAAGTGTCACCAGCATCAAGGCTCTTGTTAGCACTCAACGTGCCATGCACAAGAAGATTGCCACCAGTAGAAGCGTCATGAATGCCGACAGCAACAACGGTAACAGCAGGCATACCAGTAAAGTCAATATTTCCACTATTCTGCGTAGCACCACTAGCCGCAGCATCAAATGTTGCAGCCTGACGAGCATAGGACCCACCAGATACCTCAGTACCACCACCGCTATCTGAAGGTGCAGCGCTATAAAGTGCTACATACACAGCAGAAGGTGCAGTATAGGCAGTTGTGCCAAGGAAGTGATCCAACAGAGCATCTTCCAAATAATCGCTAAGATTTCCAGCCATTAGTTATTCTCCTTATAATACTCTTCCAACTCTAGTTGAGAAGGAAGTCTAAAATTATCTAGAGTAAGCAAGTGATCTGCCTCTTGCTCCTCAATCTCATAAATCCTGTTCTCTCTAGTGAACCGAATACCACCCTTAGTGGAATAAGCAGCACCACTATCAAAATAAATAAACTTCTTACCCGCCGAAGCTTTTGCAACAGTCTTTTCAGGAACAGGAGACTTCTCAGCCTTAGGAACAGCAGCTTTCTTAGCGGTTGTTTTCTTAGCCGCAGACTTCTTAGCAGGAGCCTTCTTAGTAGGCTCAGGAAGGTCAGACGACTTTACTACATTATCACTCATACCAACAATTCTATCATAAGTATCATTATAAAACAGAAAAGGCGGGGGATTTCTCCCCCCGCCCAATCCGTTAGGATGCAACTATAACAGTCCTAAGATTTAATTATCAGGTGCTGCGAAGCTTGACGTTCTTAGCGATTACGTAGCTGTCAGCATTTTCGATGTTAGCAGCAACACGCATGAACTGAGTATACTCAATCGTGTCAGTCTTCGGCTGGAACTGGCGGTACACCGTGATGTCACGATGGAGACCAACCACGCGGTTATTCGGGAACGTAAGTTCCACATAACCGTGTGAACCAGATGCACCCGAGTAGTCACCTGAAACATCTTCCGGCATCAACGGAACTTCAGTGAGTCCGATACCGAAAGGTGCGAGGCCAGTTGCACCAGCGCCACCATTTGCACGCATTGCGCCATTCAAGAAGGCGAGATCGCCAGTCGTTGAACCGGGGCTTGGAGCACCAGCAGTTGCCTCAGTAGCCGAATTCGGGTTCTGAAGCGAGTAGATTGCGTCCTGAACAACGCCCGGACCAGTGAAGAACTTAAGTTCGTTACGACGCTGGAGGTACTTGCTAGGAAGGTTACGAAGAACACGATCAAAAACTGAACGTGAAACATTGTCACCAGCCTCGTCAACCGTTGTACCGGAAGCGAGAGCAAGTTTCACAAAGCCGTCAAGGGCCTTGAGAAGCGTGTTGCTTGACGAGGTGTTACCATTGATAAGAAGGTCATCAAGGTCGTTAGCGGTCTGGCGAGCCATAACCTGAGCGAGATGATCCTCAAGGGAAGCACCCTCAATATTGTCCTCAAGGGACTCAGTTGAGATTTCCCAGTCAAGACGAAGCTTGACGCTGGAAAGTGAAACCTTCGAGAAGGTAACTGCTGCGTTGGAACCGTCATCGGTTGCCTCCGTAGCCTTACGCATAATGCGTGTTCCAACCGACAACTTGTCAATATCCATGCTTGATGCACGCATACGGACAACACGGCTGTTTTGCATAAGAACAGACTGATCGACCACAAAATCGAGGAAACGATTCGACTGTTCAGCATTGAGAAGACCGCCCGAAGCGCCACCCACAACAGAAGTGGTGACTTCGTTAGCCTTTGCTAGAATTTCTTCTTGAGTTGCCATTTTATATATTCCTCCTAATCACGACTCATAGCCCAGAGCCTTGACTAGCTCTTGTGGCAGATATACATTGTTCCAGAAAGAAGGGGCTGACTTGCGGATTGTGTCCTCGTCGCCCTCATCTTCATCGCCGTCTGGATCGACGCTTTTCTTAACTGCACCAGCAGCGGCAAATGCCTCTACCTTCTCAGTTTGCTCAGCAAGTGAAGCCTCGGCTGAAGCAAGCTTCTGCTCTAGTTCCTCACGCTGTGCATCTGCGCTCTTGGTAACTTCTTCGATCTTAGCGTCCATTGAAGCCTCAACCTCTTCCTTAAACGAAGCGGCGAAGTCAGTGAACTTCTGATCAATGACCGAACCAAGAGCATCTTTCAAGATATCAATATCCATTTGATCCTCCATTTGATCTGTATCCGCCTCAACCTCAGATTCAGTTGAAGCTTCTTCAATTTCGACAGACTTTTGTACATCTGCCTCTTCCTCAACTGTTAGCCAGTTGACGAAACGCTTTAACAAAGAAAGTTTTTCTTCGGCAGATGTATCCATCTCTGATACCTTAGCATAATTTTCATCATTACGCAAAGACTTCTCAACGTCTTCCAAAGTTGTGCCTTCCTCATTAAGAACTTGTTCCAAAATATCTTCCATATTGGTGAACTCCTTA